AGGATTTCCAGCGCCTGGAGGCGTAACCCCATGATCGGAATGGATCGCCGCACAGGGGCGCCGCTGTCAGGCCTGGACCATCTGCGGCAGTCCATTGAAGACATTTTGACCACGCCGATTGGCAGCCGCCGGATGCGGCCTGAATACGGCAGCCGCCTGCGCCGTTACGTCGACCTGCCGGTTAACGATGGCTGGAAAAGCGCTGTACAGGCCGAGGTCGCTCGCGCCCTGAGCCGCTGGGAGCCGCGCTTTCGTTTGGAGCGCGTCCGGGTGACGGCCGTTGTAGACGGGAAAATCACTATGCAGTTGACCGGGGTTTACCTGGGCGACAGCAACGTCATTGAGGTAAGCGCATGACAATTGACTTGGCGGCGCTGCCGGCGCCGCAGGTGCTGGAAAGCCTCGATATCGAAGCCACTTATGAGGGGCTGCTGGTCCAGTTTCGCGAGTACCTGGGCGACAACTGGACGGCGCCGCTTGAGAGTGAGCCGGTGGTCAAGCTGCTGGAGCTGGTCGCCTATCTTCGCGTGCAAGACCGGGCGCGGGTCAATGACGCCGCCAAGGCGCTGTTGCTGGCCTACGCCAAGGGTGCGGATCTGGATCATCTGGCGGCCAACGTCGAGCTTGGCCGCCTGGTGGTGCAGGCCGAGGATTTGACCGCGGTACCGCCGGTGCCGGAGGTGCTGGAGGAAGACGACGCCCTGCGCGAGCGGGTGCAGCTGGTCTATGAAGGCCTGACCACGGCCGGCCCGCGAAACAGCTACATCTTGCACGCCCGTAACGCGTCGGGCCTGGTGGCTGATGCCACGGCCGAAAGCCCGTCGCCGGCGGTGGTCGACCTGACAGTCTTAAGCCTGGATGGAAACGGCAGTGCCGACGCCGAGCTGCTGGCCACGGTCGCCGCTGCCGTCAACGACGACGACGTGCGCCCGGTTGCGGATCGGGTCAACGTGCGTAGCGCGCAGATCCTGCCGTACCAGATCAATGCCGTGGTTTACCTCGCCGGCAACGGGCCGGAAGGTGAGGCGGTGCTGGCCGAGGCCAAGAGTCGCCTGGAAGCCTGGAAGAACCCGCGCAAGCGGCTCGGTGTGGAGGTGTCGCGGTCTGCCATTGATGCCCAGTTGCACGTCGCCGGCGTCAAGCGCGTGGAACTCAACAACTGGGTGGATATCCGGCCGACGAAAGCCCAAGCGGCCTGGTGCACCGCCGTTACCGTAACGCGGGGTGTCCTGCCATGACGGCGCTGCTGCCCAATAACAGCACGCCGCTGGAACGCGCCCTCGGCTCGGTAGCAATCGACCGGACCAAGATCACCCTGCGCACCTTGTACAACCCCGACACCTGCCCGGCGCATCTGCTGTACCAGCTCGCTTGGGCGTGGTCGGTCGACCGCTGGGATGACGAGTGGTCGGAGGCGGTCAAGCGCTCGGTGATCCGCTCGGCGTACCTCGTCCACTCTCGCAAGGGAACCATCGGCGCTCTGCGCCGCGTGGTGGAGCCGTTCGGTTACCTGATCGAGATTGTGGAGTGGTGGCAGACGGTGCCCGAAGGGGTGCCGGGCACCTTCGCGTTAAAGGTCGGCGTGGCTGATGAGGGCATCAGCGAGGAAACCTATCAAGAGCTTACCGCGCTGATAGATGACGCCCGGCCAGTCAGCCGGCACATGGTCGGCCTGGCCATCAGCTTGGAAGCCACGGGCAGCTTTTGCCTGGCCACGGCCGTCTATGACGGCGAAGAACTCGACATATACCCGCCGCAAGCTGTTGACCTCGATGTCAGTGGCGAGATTGGGCGTGGCGGTCGTGATCACACTATTGACTATCTGGACGTTAACTATGGTTGACCAGACCTCGCAGTTTTACGCGATCCTGACTGACGTCGGGGCCGCCAAGCAGGCCAATGCGGATGCCCTGGGCATTGCTTGGACCTTTTCGCAGATGGGGGTGGGTGACGGCAACCCTACCGGCTTGGACAATCCGCCGCTGCCCATGCCGAACTCAAGTCAAAGGGCGCTGCTGAACGAATGGCGCCGCGCGCCGCTGAATCAGTTGAAGGTCGACCCCAATAACGCGGCGGTGATCATCGCTGAGCAGATCATTCCCGCCGACGTGGGCGGTAAGTGGATTCGCGAAATCGCCCTGTACGATGCGGACGGCGACATGGTGGCGGTGGCCAACTGCCCGCCGACCTTCAAGCCGCTGATGAGTCAGGGGTCTGGACGCACGCAGGTGCTGCGCCTGAATCTGCTGGTCAAGAGTGCCAGCAATGTGCAGCTCAAGATTGACCCAAGCGTTGTGCTGGCAACCCGAGAATGGGTGACCGAGGAACTGGCCCGGCAGGACTTCAAATACTCTGTTCTTGCGGCTACCACCGCCGCGATCACACTGAGCGGCCTGCAGACGGTCGACGGCGTGCCGCTCACGGCCGGGGCGCGGGTGCTGGTGAAGAATCAGGCGGCCGGAAGGGACAACGGCCTGTATCTGGTCGTTGCCGGTGGCGCCTGGGCGCGCTGCACCGATGCTGACGCCAGTGCCAAGGTGACGCCGGGCATGTTGGTGTTGGTCGAGCGAGGCACCGCCAACGGCGACAGCGCGTGGCAGTTGGTGACCGATGCGCCGATTACCCTGGGCGTCACGGCGCTGGCGTTTGAAATGGCGTTTGGGCGCACCGGTGTGGCCGCTGGTACTTATCGCAGCGTGACGGTCGACGCCTATGGGCGCGTAACCGCTGCGAGCAACCCGACCACGGTTGCCGGCTACGGCCTGACCGACGTTTACACCAAGACGCAGATCGACCAGGCCCTGGCGCTCAAGGCGAACTTGGCCAGCCCGGCATTGACCGGGGTTCCGACGGCGTCGACAGCGCCAATCGGCACCAGCACCGCCCAGCTGGCCAATACGGCATTTGTGCAAGCCGCCATTACAGCGGCCGGGCCGACGTTCAGTAACACCGATGAAGTTACCGACTGGGACAGCATTCTCGCGGCGGGCTGGTATCCGAAAATCCTGTCGCGTAACGTGCCGAACAGTCCAGGTACAGAAGTTTCTTACTGGTACTGCCTTACCCTGGCCTACGCCGGCGGCAGCATTACCCAGGTGGCCTACCCGTATGCGTCTGGGACATTGACCAGCGGCATTAAAACCCGCAGCCGCTATCAGAATGTCTGGACACCCTGGGTTACGTCTTACACCAATGCGAGCGTATCGGCGTCCATCAGGGATCTGTTGGCGGCTGCCACGGCACCTGCCGCGTTGCTGGCCATCGGCGCCGCGCCTTTAGCAAGTCCGGTGTTTACTGGCGGTCCTGCGGCCCCTACGCCGGCCCAGTTCGATGCAACGACGAAGATTGCAACGACTGAGCATGTCCAACGGGCATTAGGCAGTTTCAGGGGGTACGGCACTATTGGTGCCAACCGCGCAGTTACTGCTGCCGATATCGGCTGTGTTCTTCGTGCTAACGGGGTTTGGACTCTCACGCTGCCCACGCCTGGGGCACTGGGTCTGACGCCCGGTGCATCGTTCACGATCTATGGCAGTGGTAATAACGCGACAGTGGTGCCCGGTGCTGGCGTTAACTTGTCATGGAACGCCAACACCATTGCCAGTCATGTGGTGAAGTATTCTCAGTCCTCAACTTTCATGGCTATCTCGGCGTCAGATTGGATTATCGTCAACTCGACGGCGGAGCCTTGGAAAAACCTTGGTTTTGCAGAAGCCGGGTTCACCACACCTTCGCGGTTTGATAAAACCTCCAAGCTTGCAACTACCGAGTTCGTGCAGCAGGCTATCGGCGGTTACAGTGGCTATTACGGGTATCCAACCACTGGACAAATTATCCCGCCGGAGCATGTTAACGGGATCATTAACTTAAACTCGGCGGCAACTAGTGTAACGCTGCCATTGGCATCAAGCGTCCCTGTCGGCTCTGTTCTTTATATCCGTTCAAGTCGGGACGCAACTGTCAATCGCCAGGGCACAGATACAATTTATATTAACAGCGCTAATACAAGTGCTGTGTCGGTTGATGTTGGTGTAGATAGCAACATCACATTGATGTCGCTGGGTTCGTCGTGGTTCATCGCGGGTAATGCCTCGCTGTCCCATGACAAAACACAGTTTGGATTCTTGAAGGGCAGTAACGGCTATCAGAAGCTGCCGAGCGGTATCGTCATTCAGTGGTGCAACGGCCAAATTGCAGCGAACCAAAGTTCGGCCCGCATTACGTTGCCGGAGGCATTCAGTAGTAATTTGGTGGCCTATTCCTTGGGGACCGCCAACGCTGGGCATTGGGTAACCGGTCAGAACGCAAGCCCGACCGGGATTGACATCATTCCGCGAACAGTCAGCGCGGGGAGCATCATCGTTCCGACGGGCGTCGTTGGATACACCTCTATTTTTATCGGGTATTGAGTCATGGAAATTCAGGTTTTCGCCTCCAAGTCCACGCGGGGTTTTTACAGCAACGCGGAGAACTCAAACATTCCGAGTGATGCTGTGGAAATATCGGCGAAACTCAAAAGCGAATTGCTAGAGGGTGAGCGGTCGGGGCGGGTGATCGCCTGGGGCGATGATGACATGCCTTACCTGATCGATCCGCCGCCGCCGAGCGCTGAGGAACTGGCGGTGATCGAACGCCGCTGGCGTGATGAGCAGCTGCTGGCCACCGATGGCATAGTGACCCGTCACCGGGATGAGCGCGATATTGGCAGTCCTACAACCCTGAGCGCCGAGCAATTTTCTGAACTGTTGGCCTATCGGCAGGCCTTGCGCAACTGGCCCCAAGCTGATGCTTTTCCTGAGTCCGCCCAGGGCCGCCCGCCGGTCTCGGACTGGCTCGCCCAGTTGACCCAATAACGCCCCGCACTGACGGGGCGTTTTCTTTTCCGCTGTATCCCCTACGGCCTCGCTGACGCGGGGCTTTTTCGTATCTGGAGAATCTATGTCTGGTTTCTTTCACGGCGTTACCGTAACGAACGTCGATACCGGCGCGCGCACCATCGCCCTGCCGTCGTCCTCGATCATTGGTTTGGTCGACACCTTCACCCCGGCGCCGGCACTCACTGCGCAGCCGAATGACCTGGTGCTGATCACCAGCGAGCGCGAGGCCATTGCCGCGTTCGGCCCTGACTCGGCAATCACCAAGGCCTGCCAAGCGATCTACACCCGTGCCAAGGCGGTCATTGTCGCGTGCGGTGTGGCCAAGCTTGAGGATGCGGCGGAGCAGACTTCGGCGATCATCGGCGGCACTCTGCTGGGCGGCAAGCGCACCGGCCTGCAGGCGCTGCTCGATGGCAAAAGCCGTTTCAACGCCCAGCCGCGACTGCTGGTGACGCCCAAGCACAGCGCGACCCAGGCGGTTGGCACTGCGTTGGTAGCTCTGGCCGACAAGCTGCGGGCAATCGCCATCATCGACGGCCCCAACACCACCGACGAGGCCGCCATGGCCTACGCCGGCGAGTTCGGCGCCAAGCGCGCCTACATGGTCGATCCGGGGGTGCAGTATTGGGACACCACTGCAAACGCCACGGTCGACGCGCCTGGCTCGGCCTATGTGGCTGGCCTGTTCGCCTGGACTGACTCGGAGTACGGCTTTTGGGCTTCGCCGTCGAACAAGGAATTCGTCGGCATCACCGGCACCTGTCGCCCGGTTGAATTCCTCGACGGTGACGAAACCTGCCGGGCCAACCTGCTCAATAACGCCAACGTTGCGACGATCATTCGCGACGAAGGCTATCGCCTGTGGGGTAACCGCACCCTGTCTGCAGACGCGAAATGGTCGTTTGTCACCCGCGTGCGGACCATGGATATCGTCATGGACGCGATCCTGTACGGGCACAAGTGGGCGGTCGACCGCTCGATCACCGCAACCTATGTCAAGGACGTGACCGAAGGCCTGCAGGCGTTCATGCGCGACCTCAAGAACCAAGGCGCGATTATCAATTTCGAGGTCTACGCGGACACCGAGTTGAACACGGCCAGCCAGCTGGAGCAGGGCAAGGTTTATTGGAACATCCGGTTTACCGATGTACCGCCGGCTGAAAACCCGAATTTCCGCGTCGAAGTCACCAATCAATGGCTGACAGAAGTTCTGTCGGCCGCCGCTTAAGGAGCGCACCACATGGCAATGATTCCCGAAACCCTGGCCAACCTGAATCTGTTTGTCGATGGCGTCAGCTTTCAGGGCGATGTGCCCAGCCTGACTCTGCCCAAGCTCACGCTCAAGATGGAAGAGCACCGCCCCGGCGGCATGGACGTGCCTATCGAGATGGACCAGGGCATGGAGAAGCAAGAAGCCAGCTTCACCACCACCGGCGTGCGCCGCGAGTCGTTGAAGTTCTTTGGCCTGGCCGATGGGACCGGCTTCAACGGCACGTTCCGGGGCGCCTTCAAAGGCCTCAAAGGCAAGATCACCGCCGTTATCGTCACCCTGCGCGGCAGCCTCAAAGAGGTGGACATGGGCGACTGGAAGCCCGGCGATAAAGCTGAGTTCAAGCACGCTGTGGCCCTTACCTATTACAAGCTGGAAGTGGACGGCAGGGTCATCTACGAAATCGACGCCCTGGGCATGAAGCGCGTCATCAACGGCGTTGACCAGCTCGCCGCACAGCGCACCGCCCTCGGCCTGTAACCCCCTCTCTTTTTTGAAATAAGGATTTTCCCCATGGCACAAGCAACCAAAACCCCGTCCTGGCTGATCGTTACCGGCGACCGCGTGACCGTCACCCTGACCAAGGCTATCGAGGCCAATGGCATTCAAGTCGACAAGCTGTCGCTGCGCGCGCCGACCGTGCGCGATATCCGCAGCGCGCAGGCCGGTGCCGGCGACGAAGAGCAGCGAGAACTCAACCTGTTTGCCAGCCTGGCCGAGGTCAACGTCAAGGAACTGGAAGGCATGGCCCTGAAAGACTACACCCGTCTGCAGACTGGCTATTTTCGCCTGGTGCAGGACGACGAGCTTTAACCCCAAGTTGCAAAAGCAGCTGGCCAAGCGGCTGGCTGTCGAGCTGGGTTTCTCGGCCGCTGAGATAGCGGCCATGCCTTGGGAGGATGTGGTCTGGTGGCTCACGGATTGAGCCGTTGAGGGGTAGCGTATGGCAAGCAAGCTGGCGTTATCGCTGGTGATCGGGGGCGCCGTCGCATCGTCGGTCGGCGCCGCGTTCAACACGGTCGAGGACCGTATTGGCAAGCTGGAGAAGAAAGGCAACAAGGCCAAGGTGCTGAAAAGCACCATCGGCGAAACGGTCAAGCTGCGCGAGGAATGGAA